TCAAGCCACACTTCTTTATCAGCTCGTACTTTTTTATCAAGGGATTCAGAAAGAATGGCTGGTATTGCGGGTGGATAATACTCGCAGTCTTGAAGATGTGCTATGTTTTTTAGAGTCTCGTGGACTAAGTCACGATTCTGAAACAGTGAATATCGTCCGTCGTAGATTACGCAAAAAGCAATCTCCCAAGGCTTGATGATAGCAGGCTTTTTCATATAAGCGATTAAAGAATTAACGCCTACAAAAGTATTAAAAATTATGGAATGTTGCAACGGCACAATTCGCGCAACCTACGAAGAATTAACCGGCGGCTTTATGTCTAAACCCACCCTTGATTACTATATTAGGAAAGGTGCAATCAAAATTGTTCGTCGAGGCTGTTATGGAACCCCCGCTCTATATGATATTGGAGGACTTTCCGAGAAAAAGCGGTCTGAGTTCAAGCTGCGATATACAAGTCCAGAAGCTCAGGCCAGGGCATTTGTAGACACAATAGCTCTTGACAATATGGCGGCTTATTACTATGAGACCGTAGTGATAGAGGGGGCGCGAGGTCTGACCCACGAGAAGCGTATGCTGTACACCAACTCGGCCTCAATCCTCAACGCGATACAGGCGCATCTGATGGCGGCGGCCGACGAGCAGCGCAAGGTTGGCAAAAGCCGTCGCGTGAAGATGAGCGAGTATTGGGAGAAGATGGCGAAGTTCCTGCCGACGATAGCCGATGTCTTTCCTCATGTTCTGCCGGAAAATCCGCGGGTACTGCAGCGCAAGTATCTGAAATATGTGCAGGGTGGCAAGCCCAACTACGATACACTGATAAGCGGCAAGTTCCGCAACAAGAACGCCGCCAAGATTGCCACGCCGGAGCAGATTGCATGGCTGACGAAGCTGCTCAGTTACCATACCAATCTGGACTGCCAGGAGATAGCAGAGTACTACAATGGCGTTGCGGATAAAAATGGCTGGGAGAAGGTTGACCGAAGGATTATGTTTATTTGGCTTCGAAAGCTGGGCTGGGCCGTAAATGCGGGCCGACATGGCGCCAAGGAGTATCTTAACCGCTATGCGATGCAGAACAAGCGATTTGCGCCGACGGCTCCGATGCTGTTCTGGACGCTGGACGGCTGGACGGTGGAGCTATACTACAAGAAGCGCACCGAGGGGAAACGCGGAGGGCGCACTACGTACTGCAACCGCCTGACCGTTGTGGTGGTTCTCGACCCCGTGAACAAATACCCGATAGGCTACGCCACAGGCCCGCATGAAAGCGCGGACTTGATAAAAGCGGCCCTTCGCAATGCGGTGAACCATACGGCAGAGCTTTTCGGACAAAGGCTGCGCCCGGTGCAGATACAGAGCGACAATTACCAGATCAAGGTGATGCTTCCCACCTACGGCATAGCCGAGTACGTGACGCCGGCGGCGGTAGGCAATGCCAAGGCAAAGGTGATAGAGCCGTATTTCAAGCGGCTCAACCACAAATACGCTAAAAAATGTGCCGGCAACTGGAGCGGCTACGGCATCACCTCACGCAAAGAAAGCCAGCCCAATACGGAATGGCTCAACGCCCACAAGGGTCAGATACCCGAAGAAGCCGAGGTGCGCAGGCAGATAGACTGGATAATAGAGTCGGAGCGCGCCCTAAAACGGGCCGAATACGTAGCCGGCTACAGCCGTATTCCCGAAGAGTTCCGGCTTGCAATGACCACAGAGAGCTATCTGCTCAACTTCGGCATGGAGACAGGGTACAAAAACACGCTTGAGGGCAGCGGCCTCAACATACGCCTGCTGGGCGAGCGTCATACCTACGACAGCTTCGACCTTGATTTCAGAAAGTACGCGCACCTGAGATGGAATATCAAGTATGACCCGGATGACATGAGCGAGGTGCTTGCGGTGAGCGACGAAGGCGACCTGCGCTTCATGCTCGAAGAAAAATATGTGCAGCCGATGGCGCTTGCCGACCGCCGGCCCGGTGATGCAGAGGAACTGCAGCGCGTCCGCGACTTCAACAACGGCCTGAAGCGCATGGTGCTCGAGCATGACGCGCAGGCGACCGAGATTGTAAGAGAAAGTCTTCTGAGTCATCCCGACATCAATAACCCCTACATAACGGGCATCCTGACCGACAGCCGCGGGCAGAATAAAGACCGCAAGAGTCAGTACCGCCTTGAATATACCGATGCCTCCGAAGAAGCCTCATACGAACAGAGCTCCGGCGCCGGCATTGCATCTTCGACAAGAGATTTATACTAAACCGACATTGAACCAGATATGAAACATACAGAAAAAGAAGCCATCGCCGCCAAACTGAGGGCGTATGTGGAGAGCAAGGAAAGCCAAAACGCTGCCGCGAAATCCCTGCGTGGCGTAAGTGCGGCGACTGTGAGCCAGATGCTCAACGGAAAATGGGAACTTATAGCCGACGATATGTGGCGCACGGTAGCCAATCAGACAGGTTATGATCCGCGCCGATGGGTGGTGGTGGAGACCGAGGGCTACGCCCGCATGACACAGGTGCTGGCCGACGCGCAGCAGAACTCCCTCGTGATGGCCGTAGTCGGTGACGCCGGTTGTGGCAAAAGCCAGGCGATAAAGACCTATGCCGGGCAAAACCGCGGCGTGATAGCCCTCAGTTGTTCGGAATACTGGAACCGCAAGGAGTTTCTCGGCGAGCTGCTGCAGAGCCTCGGAGTGGAGCCGGGCGGCACTACGGTGGCCGATATGGTGCGTGAGGCCATAAGGCAGCTCAAGCGCCGCGAGGGTGTTCTGATAGTGATGGACGAGGCCGACAAGCTTAGCGACCAGGTGCTTCACTTCTTCATCACAATCTACAACAAACTGGAGGATACGGTAGGCATAGTGCTATGCGCCACCCAATATCTAAAGAAGCGCATCGAGCGCGGAGCCATGAATAACCGCAAGGGCTACAAGGAAATCTACTCGCGCATAGGGCGCAAGTTCATACCTATGCCTGTGGTAAACCGTGGCGACATCAAGGCTGTATGTATGGCCAACGGACTCGAAGACCGTGCGGAAATATCGCGCATCATCGAGGACTGCGACAACGATCTGCGGCGCGTCAAGCGCCTTGTGTGCGCCCTCAAACTCAAATCAAACTGCGATTAAACAGATATTGAATGGCACGGGCACTGAGCAACAGGAATATGTGCGACGCAAAATTTGATGTCGCGGACTTCACCGGGGAATGGCTTGCCACCATAGGCAAGCCCGAGCTCCGCGGTGCATGGATTATCTTCGGGGAGAGCGGCAGCGGCAAGACGCACTTCGCCCTCCAGCTGCTCGCCTATCTGGCCCGGTTTGTAGACAAGGTGGCATACGACACCATCGAGCAGGGATACTCGCTCAGCTTTCAGAACTCATGGAACGACGCCAACATGGGCGCGCTCGGCAATAAGGTTATCATTCTGGATAAAGAGCAGATACCGGCACTGCGAGAGCGCCTGCGCAAACGCAAAAGTCCGCAGGTGGTGGTTATAGACTCCATCACGGCACTTGTCGGCTTCACCCGCGCCACCTTTGCCTCACTGATAGACGAGTTTCCCACCAAGCTTTTCATCTTCATCGCACATGAGGAAGGCGGCAAACCATATCCGGCAGTCGCGCGCCATGTACGCAAGCTCTCGGAGGTGAAACTAAGGGTGGAGGGATTTAAGGCATTCCCGACAACACGCTTTGCCACAGCCGAAGGCGGCGGTGAAGAATTTGTAATATGGCCGGAAGGTGCGGCCAGGTATTATGCAGATATTATACAGAAGGATAACGAAAAATAACGAATTATGGCATCAATCACACAGCAGAACCAGAAATGGCTCTTAAAAAAATTTCACAGCCTTTGTTTCCGGCTCGGCATGAGTGCGGACGAGAAACTCGCCCTTCTCAGCGGCTACGGCGTGGAGAGCAGCAAAGACCTCTCCAACGAAAATCTGACAAAGATATGCGAGGCTCTGAACGACATCTTAAACCCGGAAGACGCACGACGCGATAAGATGCGCAAGCGCGTGATAGCCGCCATAGGCGGTTGGCTACGCCTTATCGGCAAAGGCAACGAGAGCATGGAGTATATCAAATCAGTGGCCTGCCGAGCCGCCAAGATAGAGAATTTCAACCAGATTTCGCTGGAGCGTCTGACCACAATCTACAATATGTTTCTGCGCAAGCAGCGGGACGCAAAAAATATAAATGCCGTTGCCGGGCAGATAGCCTACGAGGCGCGGTTCGGTAAAGATGACAACCTGCTAAACTGACAGGGACATGAGTGCAGCACGAGATGAATTGAACGCAGCCAAAAAGGTCTGTATGGATAATAGCGGCAATGTAGTAGAGGTTGTGGAATATGGCGTGGCCGTATCTGCTCTCCTAATACAAAAAGCGTGTATGATTTCCGGTATCCAGAGTCTCTTGGGCAAAATTGTCCTCGCCAATGCGTTGGGCCGTCAAGAGAATTGGGAAGAAATAGTAGATAAATTTTTCAAAGACTATTGATATGGCAAAGAAGAAAAACAGAGATTTCGTCGAGGAACAGGGAATCGGCTACATAAAGGTTACAGCAAAAGTCAAGAAAGGAGCTGTTACTGAGTGGCACACCTCAAAGTTCGGTTTTGCCTCCGTCTATACGGCCTCGGATTTAAGGAACGCCGCCGAAAAGATAAAGGAGATTGTAATAAGGGGTCTCCGCAACGAGAACCCGGAGGCCGAAAGCATCACCGTAACCACAAAAATATTTCATACCGCGTGCGAGTATATTTGCCACGCAGCAAAATCCCCGAAAGAATGAGCCAAATAAACGAAATCAAACAGAAAATCAAAGAAGATACTGCGGAACTCTCCACGCCGAAATATGTAAAGCTAATGCGAGAACTCTCCATGTGGACGGAGGAGTCGGCCAACCTCGCAGAGTATGAACCCGACTTTGATACAGAATAATGACTATAGAATATGATGATACCACAAAGCTATGGACGCTCGGCGAGCTCACGGGCGGACTCCTGCATTCGCTTCTAAAGGGAATACAGGCTACAGTAAAAGGAGTACAGGCACTCTCTTTAACATCAGAAGAGGCTGCCGAGGTGGTAGAGCGATTTCGAGAAAAGTTATGTGAATTACCCCCCAAATAATAGCATCAATGACACACAGCACCAATGGATAAAGACAGATTCAACGCCGTGGCTGACGCATACATAGCAATGTATCTCAGCGCAAAAAACAACAAGGAGCGCAAGGATAAAATTAACTCCTTTCGCGCAGGACATATCATCAAACCCTAAAATAATAATGGCACAATGGATTGAAACCAAGCTCCGCTATGACAAGGTCATGGAAAACGGAGCAGTGAAGAAAGTAACCGAGGCATACCTTGTAGATGCGCTGTCGTTCACAGAGGCCGAGGCCCGGATTATCGAAGAAATGAAACAGCGCATCAGCGGCGACTTCGAGGTCAAGGCCGTAAAGAAAGCGAAAATCGCCGAGGTGATGGCCACTGACTGCGGCGGCTATTGGTATAAAGTCCGCGCAATGTTCATCTCGCTTGACGAGCGCACGGGCGCGGATAAACTCACATCTCACGACTTCATGGTCGAGGCCGGGGACATCGAGGAGGCCATCTCCGGCTTCAAGAGCGAAATCAACCTTATGATTGACTACAAAATCGCCGGAGTGACAGAGACGGCCATTATGGACGTGTTCCCGGCCAAACTATCAAACGACAAATAAACCATATTCAATCACCCTTTAATCCCTATTTAACAATGGCACGAAAAAAGAAAACAATCATCAGCGGGATAAGCCGCGAGGAGATGGAAGAAGCGATGCACAGCTACGCAGTGGCCGACGCCAGGCAACGCGCCCTCACCGCCGAAATGGACGGCAAGCTCTCCGCAATCCGCGAGAAGTACGCACAGCAGCTCGCCGACCTCGACACTAAGAAAGACGAGGCATTCGAGCTACTGCAGGCATTTGCCACCGAGAACCGCGACGAGCATTTCAGCAAGCGCAAGAGCATGGAAACGACCCACGGTACCCTCGGGTTCCGCATAGGCAACCCGCAGCTTAAGCCGGGCAAGGGCATGACGTGGGCGGGCATACTCGAACTGCTTAAAATGAAGGGCAAAGGCTATATCCGCACCGTCGAGGAAGTAGCCAAGGACAAACTGCTCGCCGAGCGCGAACTGGAGGAATGCCGGAGCGTGATGGAAGCCTGCCATATCTCGGTGGTTCAGAAAGAGACCTTCTATGTAGAGCCCAAGACCGAGGGCTGAACCATGAAAACAATGAAGCCCGCCGCCGGAATTAACCAAACGACGAGCCGCACCGTGGAACGTGCGACAAAGATAACGGTTAAATTCTTAACATGGCACACAGGCAACACAAAAATACACTATTGCGCATTCAGCTCGTCTGCGACATCGTCAGACAACACTATGAAGAAGGCAATCTCTCCAAATGCTACAAGCAAGTGTGGCGGCACCATGTGTATCCTGTCTATCCTATGTGCTATAATACTTTTCTGACTTATCTTCGGCGTGGGCTCAAGGGCTTCGGGGAAGAGCCGCAAGACAATACGCCGTCGCTATTCGACAATCTTTAAAGAGAGACCGCCCGCAGCCGAAAACGCTGCGGGCGGTGTCATTTTCCTGCGCTCATGTACCTGCGGAGTAGATTATCAGCAGAGCACATCAGAGAAAGGCTCTGTGAAGATGTCGCCGGTATCGAGAGTGATGTTGTGCGGCGTAAGTATATATCCGTTGTCGATGGCGGCAGAACAATCGACGCAATGTGTCATCCACTCCTCCAGGTCCTCGCAAATCTGCTCGTGGTTGTGGTCGGTGGCAGAGCCGTGATATTTAAATCGGGAGTAGCTGCGCCCGTGCTTGTCGGCGGCTCCGGCGAAGTCGACAAAAGCTGCCTTGACAGCGCGTATCAGCCGGAAGCGCTGCAGCGCCTCGTCGCGGTAAGGGGTGTCGGTCTGCGCGAGCGTGGCGGTGACGATATGCAGCCGGATTACCAGATTGCCGTGTACGGCATTGCGCCCGAGCTCGCCCCAGTTGGCGGGGAAGAACTCAATGAAGACGGCCGGAGGAGCGAACGGGCGCAACTGGGTGAGGCGCGTGGTGTTCTCGTTCCATAAGCCGACATGGTTTATAGCCGGAGTCCCCGGCATTTTCGCGTCAGGGTCGCGCCGGGGGCGATGATAGACAATTTCATTGCCCACGAGGCGTATACGCGACAACTGCGCCTCTATATCATCAAAAAGCCTTAATCTCATCTTCTTCTATTGAAGTTTTCCGCGAGTCGTTGGGAGAACTCTTGGAGGTTTTTATAAACGATGTCGCCGAGAGCCTGCTGCACCTTTTCGTGGTCGCCGATGAACTGGCGCTGCGGCATAGTCATCTGCCGCGAGTGTGAGCGCACGGTGCAGGTGTTCCCGGTTTTCTTGTTGGTCCGGGAATGAGCCCGGACAGTGACGGAGAAGTTGCCCCCCTCGTTGTGGAGCGCTGTGTAAGGCAGATGGGAAGAAAAAACGACGGACATACCGCGCACCATAGAACGGATTGAGCGGCGCATGGCGCCGGTGACTATCAAGATAGACCCTTTGCCGCGCTTATTGACCTTGCTTACCTTGGTGGCGACCCACTTCTGGCCGAAGAAGCCCTGCTCGCGGAAATTGTTGTCGAACATCTCCGTGAGTTTGACGCGGGCGTCGCGTAGAATATCGTCGTAAATGTTACGAGCCATCAGCCGGCGAGATTACCGAAAAGGAGGCAAATGAGGCCGAGCTTGACCTGCATGCGCTCGGTCTTATCCTCAATCTTGGAGAAGTCGATTTTGGAAGGTGCGGCCTTGATCTGCTCCCAAATCTCGGGAGTGAGTTCCTCTCCGAGACAGAGGAGCGCGGCGGCGACGTCGGTTTGTGTAAATTCGGTGGTAATTGTAATCTTTTCGTCCATTGTGTTGAAAAATCGGGTTTTGAGTTTGTTATATGAGAAAAAAATGCTATATTTGCAGTCAGAGACATTCAGTCACGCACAGCGGATTTGTGCCGCACGCGGGCTGGGTGTCTTTTTTATAATATTCTCAAGGCATAGGGGTATTCACAAAGTTTGTGGCCGTCTGTACTTCGGACTTCACATTTCAGCTCAACTCGCTTTGTCGTCCATTCCCCTTTTTCGATAATCTCGGCTTGGAACTCGTAGACCGCATAACGAAGCACCCCTCGCGCCCGCTTCTTGTCGGAAAAATGCGAAGGTACAATATCTTCATCGCGTTTATGCCGCATTATCGGAATATAACGGTCGATGCTCCGGGCAACCAAAACTTCATGAGGCGTTTTGCAATGCGCAACTAAATTATCTCGGTCTTGGTTGCCGAGATATAGCTTGCCTACGCTAATAAGTTGCGGGTCTTTAATCTTAACGGGTTCCAGCTTTTTCTCCTTGCGTTCCTGAAGCGCTTTTTTTCTGGCCAAGCTCAGAAACTGCGCGGTTAGATGTCGACAGCATATGCAGGCATCCTTCCCCTCTCCGCGTCCCCAGACTAGCCCGATTGAGGATTTCACCTTGCAGTTGCCGCAGCCCTTGGGGAGATAGGGGTGCTTCTTGGGGAAAATTGTCAACTCCTGCCCTGGGTTGTAACGAAAGATGCGTGCTTTGGGGTCATCGGTGCAGGCGTCGCCGGCAGCTTTTGCTGTTGCCGGGTCAGACATCGGATAGTCATCGCGCAACACCTGCACGACATTACAGCGGCAGTTCCAGCCATTGGGTGGCAGGTAAGACTTCCAGAACTCATCGGACGGCGGGAGGGTGATATTGTTGAGGGCGGCATGTTCGGAGCGAACGCGCTCATCGCCGGCGGTGCGGTACTGCAGGTTGTAGCGGTCGCCGTCGGCCTTGAACTCATTCCACTTGACGGCCATCTGCGATGTGTGGATAGCGTGGTTATACTCGGCGTAGAGGTAATTGGTATTATACTTTTTGCCAATGGCCTCCACGTCGCGCCGGAATACGTCGAATGGCTTCACATGGCCGTCGGCGTCTGTCAGAGCAAGCACGACCTCGGAGAGTGAATGGTAAGTCTTGAAGCCGGAGAATATGAAAGCGTTGTTCTGTAAGGCGGCGGTCAGTTCCGGCGGTGTTTCGGTCTTGATAGCCGTATCGATGGCTTTGTTGAGGGTGTTGTAGGTTTCCCCGATAAGCAGCGTGACGGCAGAGTCGGCAAGCATATCCGGGGAGAAACCTCCACGGGCGAAGACCTCGCGCACGGCGCGGTCGAACACCTCACGGTTGAACTCCACGCGCCCGATACCTCCGGCGAGGGCAAGCACCTGCGGCTCGTAAAGAGCGGTCAACGCTTGATTAAACAGGCGGTAATGGTCGGCTTTCTGTTTCTGTATGTCTTGGGGCTTGGCCTCCTTGTCTTTGGGAATCGCCCTTGGCGCTTCTCTCCGAGAAGAATCCTCACCCCCTACTCGAAAAAAGAGCCGGAAGACTGTTTTACCCCGAGAATCGGAATTTTATATTTTTCGGTGAAATACTGGGGGTCGATGTCGAAGAACTGCAAGAGCATACGTTCCAGTTCGCGCTGCTCTGCCGGAGAGTATGTGGCCGCATCGTCCCACTTGAATGTAAGCCCGGCAAGCGGGAAGCCGAGGCGGATCATCTTCGGAATAAGATCGTCATTGATAACGTATGCAATCAGTTTGGCATCTGCGGCACATAGGTTTTCAAACACTTCAAGATGCGTCT